GCCGTGTCTCTTGCCACATTTATAGTCTGTCAGAGACGTCCGGTTTTCCGTTGTGAAAGCCATTAAAAGCGTACAGGCACTCCTTCAGAGGCTGGCACATAACTCAATTTCGACTTAGAGCTAGTCTGGCCACACATTTATAAACCGCATGTGGTTGCGGACTTAACATTTGATCACGTGCTGCTACACGATCGGCACTTTGCCTCACGTCGCCGACAATGCAACGCGTTTCGCTCGCAGCGAAACAATGCGTTGCCGAAGAGCTTCCTCTTCTTCGGCTGGGCTCGAGCTTGGCATGCCCGGCGTCGCGACGCCAACGGGCACGGCGGGTGCATTTCCACCAATGAAATCCAAGAAATCAATGTCCTGCTCGACAATGATTGCATGCACTCGAGTGTTGCGCAAAGTAGTTGTGGTCGAATTGCCCGACACAGTCAGGCAAGCGGGCACAATACCATCGAGGTCTTGGGCCGGCGATCCGCCACTGACGAGAACAGTCGTCGCCGAGATGTTGTTCGAAATTTCGAACTCGTTCTGCCTTGCGCCCCCACCACCTGCGATGTACTTCGTGATGTCGAGCGTCTTTGACTCGAATGAAGCAACTTCCATCGCGTCGTCCATCGAAACAACATTCGTGAACAACTGCTGCACGTTGGCGGCTGTCGCCAACGGTGAACAGACTTGCGTCTCCGCGAGACCACAACCACGTGACGGCGCAATGACGCACATCATGTTGTTGGCGGTCGACGTCTGCATGGAAACAACGTGCAGGCGCATGGCTCGGATGACCTTGCGCGCGTAATGTTTCTCGACGTCTGAGACATAGGTGGCTCCCAATTGCGTGTCGCCGCCAAGAATTGGCATGGCGCCACGCGTGCCCGCTGTGGCAGCACTACCACTGAGGTAGGTGCCAGCGGCACTCTGATAAAACACGTTATCAGCCGCCCCATTGGTGCCGTCACCAACAAAGGTGTATCCTGCAATCCAAGACACACGGTGACGAAGCATGTCACTCAGGCCAATTCGAGGCCAACGAGAAATGACAGCTGCGCCCAACTGGCGCCCAACGAGGTGGGGGGTGCCTCGTGGTTTTGAAACATTTTGATTCTGTTTCTGAATGTTCTTGCGCGGTGCTCGCCGAGCGCGACGTGCTCCCTTTGCACGATTTTGGGTTGTCTGTTTGACCATATGCCCTGAAACAAACAACAGAGACTGTACCTCACACTGTTAGCTCACCGACATGTGCCTTTGCACAGAGGTCGTGAGAACTCCACCTTCGCAGTCGTTGGGCATTTAACAACGGGTTTTATCGTTGAATTTAGCACGCGCGAAGTCATTTCCGCGTTTCAGGTGGTTAGTAGTAGAGACTCATAGAACCGCAAACAAGCTCTTAGGCTCACAATATTTGTGCGCAATCGTCACGTGTTGTTTTCGCGGGTTACGATACCGCGGTCACTTTATTTGGAAAAAGGATAACCAGGCCTATACATTGCTCGCTTGCCAGGCGAGTTGCTTGCAGCCGAGCGTGCACAAATGGATGCTCATTAAGCCATGTTGAATGGCACCCACCGCATCTGCAATCCACTTGCATTGGTAGGGCTGAGACAAGCCGGGAATCAAATACGAACTAGTGTGTTGTAAATTGAGTTGGCTTGCATGGTGCTGTCACTCAGGTGCGAAGGTCCAAAAATTGCTGGGGTGGGGTGGTTGCTATGCACCTAACTGATTACAAAACTGCTTAGACAGGAGGGGTTGGCCACATCGACGTTGTGTCATATTCTCTCAGAATGCTCGTTCAGTTACCTTGCCATTGCGTGCGTCTTTCAGCTGTTACCAGCTGTGAAGATTTCGCGGCCTCTCAATGTGCCGCAGCGTACTTGGTCGCCATGTTTTGCCCACCAGCCGTCACCAAAATTGTCATATTGGGACTTTACGGGTAGGTCAATGTGCTTTCCTAACACCAGCTCTTCGCGTCTCACGGGGCGCACCCACTCGCACCAAGAATGGCGCGCTGCGTGGGGCAGCAAACACGTCGTGAACGCTGTTAACGGCTGGAGTATATTGAGCTCTCTCAAATACTTCTCAGCGTCGAGTTGTTGGGCGACGGAGATGCCGAAACGCCGCGCGATGAGGTCGCGCGTTCTCGGGCACTCCTTGAACTGCAACTTTTCGAGTTCAAATCTTTTGTCGTACGCTTTGAGGAACAGTTCCCATTTGTGTGTATCTGCCAGCTTGGCGGTTCGCAAAAACCGCTGCATGCTGACCCACTTCGTGACACGAAGCCCATAGCGAGCCAGCTCAAAAAGAACCGGACAGCCAGGATACTGATACAGTAGGGAATACGATTTGGCGCGCAAGAGTTCAAGTTTACGACGCGTGTTGGCACACACGAAGTTTCCTGTACCCCAGCCAAATTTCACGTAGGCTTTATATACGTCTGTTACCGGAACCCGCTCAATCTCATCAAAGACGAGAGAGCAAAAGTCCGTGCCCGACATGTCGATGGACGTCTTCATCTTGCATTCGAAACCTACTTCTTTGAAGTCCTGTTCGGTTAACTTCATTTTTGGGTCTCGCGCATTAATTCCGTCATCACCTTCAAACACACCACGAATTTCCCAGACAGGTCGCCCATACTTGCGGCGCAAAAGCCAGCAGTACAGTATACAATTAGTCAATGAGTTCGTGAGGGAGGTGGACATCTCACCCGACATTTCGGCCTCAATCTTATCTATTATCAACTTGGCGAAGTATAAACGTTGTGGTCCCTCGATCACATCCTCTAAGTGTTCGAGAAAGACTTTGACACACATCCGTGCCATCACATTCACCAAGTAGCGGCGATACACTGCATGAGGTATCATGGCCAATATCTTCTTCTTGAAGTGGGCCTCGAAGCTGCTGAAGTCACTTTCATCGATCTCAGCGCCAAGTAGCGAGATCTGCTCAATGATATGGTCAACCCGTTTTTCAATGGGGACATGTTTGATAAAGAACGGGAGATCGAATACTGCTTCACTTATACAGTGCAGAATAGGACCAACCTGTGTTTTGAACCAATCAGAGCGGGA